GTCATATCCTTTCGCGGCATTTCACGTCACGTTACAGGCCCCTAGCGGGACAGAAACCCCGGAATCTGGCGGTATAAGCCGGGACAAACTGTCCCGGTAACGTTACGGGGCTAATCCGCAGCGAGGATCGATCCCTCAACCACCTTTTACCCATCGAGGAGCAACTAAGTGTCACGTCGTAAGAAGCAACCCTCGCAAAGCAGAGTGAGCACCAGAACCGATCCTCGCGAAGCCTATGTTAATGAATCTGGGTGGTCAGCCTATGACATCGTGACTCAGGGCGAAGTTTTCGATGTAGTTAAGCCTTTACATGGCTGGCGCCTCGAGAGGGTCTTTGCTGATGGAAAAATAGGCTTCTACGGTGACAATGGACTTGCAGAGCCAGCCGAGTGCATGAAAGATGTCGCGAGTTACCAGGCGCTTCCGGCTCCTCAGCATGACCCGAACTGCAGTTGTGGCTATCGCATCGTCCGCGATCTGGAAACGCTCGCCAAATACGTTCAGCTATGTGCTCGGTGGGCCTCGCTGCTGGATTATGAGCGGTACATAACTGAGGGTGTCCAGGGCTTTGCTTTCGTGAGGTGCAAAATTCCAGTCGGCGGCCAGATCACTTACCGGGACCCAAATGATCCAACCGAACCTGAGGGCACTATCCGCGTGAGCGATTTGGACTTGGGAACTGACGTGCTACTTCCGGCCAGCTACGGTCCGAACAGACTCTCGAACCAGTTGGCCAAAAGAATCAAGAACCGTTACGGCGTCAAGGTTCATCGCCTGCCTGACTTCCGGGAATTCCTTTTCGGTCCAGAAGCTGAGTACGCCGTCGAGCGAGTCGCTGTCACTGATGAGCATGCGCTGCGCATCTCCGATAATCCTGGGAGGGACGGATCAGCGTTCCACAGTCTGGCGGGGCATCGTGGCCTGTTCGGGTCGGCCGGCATCCTGCTGAAGACGGCGGAGCCCACCCCCCACTACTTGCTACAACAGAGGTCCGGCGGCGTGGCCTATGGCGGTTCGTGGGCCATCCCGGGCGGTTCCTGCCATGAGGATGAAACGCCGGGGGAAACGGCGGCCCGCGAGCTCTCGGAAGAAATGGGCATCCATATGTTCACTGACATGCAAGTGATGGACGCCGTGACGCTCAGCTACCCTGATTGGACATTCCACACGATCATCGCTGAATGCCGGACACGGCCAGTCATCCGAGAGAACGAGGAAGTAGCCCAGGTGGCGTGGCTGACGCGGGATGAGGTTTTGGGCCTGGCTGCTACAGGGAAGTGTCACCCATTGTTTAAGGCAGCGCTGGACCATCTTTTGCAGTGACATTGGATACCTGCCGCCCTCCAAGGAAGTTTCCCGGAAGGAGGAGGGCTGGCGCCTATTCCTGTCCGAGGTAGCGTTGCGGCGCGGGGATTTCTTCACTGGGCTTCAGTTCGAATTGCAGATGCTTTTTTAGTCGTGTGGGCGTAGTTATCCAGTCCAGTACGATCCGGAACTTCTCCCAGTCTGCTGCGGGTACCTCGCACCAGAAGTTGACGGAGGCTCCGGGCTCCATAACGGCCAACCAGTTATGTGGGTTTGCCCCTCCGAACTGACTTCCAGATGGCGTAGTGAGGTTACCTTTGCCGGAGCTCGGGGTCATGGTGAGGCGGAAAGCATTGGCATCACCAGCATTGGCGAACGTGCCGTGTACTTTGATATCACCATCCACCCCGTGGTCGTTGTGGGCATTGTGCGTGATCACATGCGCATACACGTTGTAGGCCCAGTCAGCTTCCGCTCGGGATCTATTCCGTGCCAGGTTACCGATGAACCATGCAAGTCCTGTGCTGATAGCTGCAGTCCCAGCCACCAGAGCGGCTACAGCCTGCCAGAAGACTTCATCCATGGTGATCACAGGCCTGCGACGCCCTCCAACACCCGCCGCAGATCCCTTGCCAGGGCCAGGGCGTCGGTAACAGTCATTCCGTTATCGACGGAGTTGCCGAAGTGGACCCGGATTCCTTCATCGGATGTCCACGTTGTTACGACGTCGCCGGCAGCGGGGCCCGCGTGGATTTCCCCGCCAACAAAAGCGTCAGTGGATTCCGGGATGAGAGCGAAGCCGGCAGGAACGCTGGCGGCGGCGGTAGCGGTGCTGTTCATGGCTGAGACCTCTGTTCGTTGTGGGTTGGTGGAGTATGACCTGCCAGATACGACGGAGATATCTTCAGGGTGCCACTGCTGACGGCTGCCGTCAGCAAGGCTCACCCAAACCCCGCCCTTGGTGACTCGCCAAACTTTCCCAACCGGCCCGTCAGTGGCGCCGCGTATGCCAACGTATTTCACGCGCTTCCCGTCGAATTGTTCCTTGAGCTGTTGTAAGTCCAATTGCGTTCCTTCCCCCAGTGGGAGCTTGCTACAAGCTCCAGTGAAAGCAACGTATATCGTATTATTTCCCCGGTCAAGTAATGATTTAGGTTGCTTTCTTCCGATAAGCTCAGAGCATGTCCAGCACAGTGAAATCCTGCGGGATCTATGCCCGCATCTCATCCGACGACGGCACGGCCCTAGGTGTGGCCCGGCAGATAGACGACTGCACACGGGAAGCCAAACGCCGCGGCTGGCCCCTGGCCGAAGTGTTCACTGACAACGATGTAAGCGCAACAAGGTCAAAGCGCAGACCCGAATACGAACGCCTTTTGACCGCTATTGAGGCCGGCAGTATTGATGCCCTCGTTGTGTATGACGTGGACCGTCTCACGCGCACACCCGCGGAGCTGGAACGATTCATAGACCTTGCAGACCGGCACCATGTCGCCCTTGCATCCATCGGCGGGGAAGTGGACCTAGCCACACCACAGGGACGGCTCACTGCGCGTATCAAGGGGAGCGTGGCCCGCCATGAGGTGGAGCAGATGTCGCGCCGTCTCAAGCGCAAATTCCAAGAGAACGCTAGAGAGGGCAAGGCCCATGGCGTTACACCATTCGGATATCGTCGCGAGCGAATAATCGACGATCACGGGAGGGATGCTGGATACAGGGAGGTCATCGACGTTGCGGAGGCCGACGCGATCCGTGAGCTATACCGCATGGTCATTGCGGGCGAGTCGTTGCGCAGCCTGGCTAAGTACCTCACTGAGAAAGGCTTCAGGACAGGCCGCGATAACGAGTTCCGAGGCAACGTGGTGGGCCATATGCTGCGCAATCCCCGGTATGCGGGGCATAGGACTCACGAAAAGCAGATCATCAGTAAGGGCGACTGGGATCCGATCATCAGTCAAGACATTTACGACCAAGCGCTTGCCATTCTCACCACTCCCGGCCGGCGTCACTCCCGTGGAATAGAGCCAAAATATCTGCTGTCAGGTATCGCTCTCTGTGGACGCTGCGGGACGCCTATGCGCCCAAACATCAGCACCAGGCGTAAGCCGTGCTATGCCTGCCCCGGGTGCACGAAGCTCACACGGCAAATGGAGCCCGTCCACGAAGTGGTAGAGGCTGTCATGGTGGAGCGTTTGTCCAGGCCGGATGCCCTCGCAATCACGGCCAGGAAGCCAGACGCACTGAAGGCATCCACGGCCGCCAGGGATGCGATCCTCGCACGCATGGACACCGCCGCGGACAACTTCGCCCAAGGCGTCATAACCCCCCGGCAACTCGCCAGAATCAACGAACAACTGAAAGAGCAGCTCGACGCAGCGGAGCAGGACGTAAGGAAACACCAACCAAACCGGATCCTCGACGGAATGACAGGCCCACGGGCCGCCGAAGCGTGGGAGGGAACCTCCATCGAGCGCAGGAGGGAGATCGTGAGAACTTTGATGGAAGTGACAATACTTCCATCCGGTCCCGGCATCCGATTCTCGCCGGAACAGGTCAAGATCGAATGGAGGACATCATGAGCAGGCACCGCCCCGAAGTCGGGCGAACGGAAGGCGTCTCGGTATGGGCTGAAGGGCAGCCATACTGCACGATCCTTTGTACCAACGGGCACAAGAAGCGGACTATCGATCGTGTGCGATGGGCAGGAGAAGAGGGACGGGCCCGGCACTTATACACCGGTGGATTCCGGCTCGATGACCCCTGCGGAGATGACTCTGCAGGCAGCTCCGAGGAAAACCCGACGAATGATGACTACAAGTGGAGGTTCCGTTGCCCCTCATGTCGCATTGACGTTGTGTTGAGTACCGCGATGCTGGAGAACCTCGCCGAATGGGTCCGCGCCACGTCGGCGCGTCGGATTGAGCTTTCCCGCCTAGCTGCTATCGTCAGCGGTTAGAAGCCCCCACTTTGAGGGTGGGAAGCGCTGGCGTGGAGGGCGCGATATAAGGAATCTCCCGTAGTTAAGGCTCCTGAGCAGGGTGCACAGCTTGTCCTGCCTAGGAGCCGCTACTGTGCCAACCTGGACCCATGAACGCGCCAAAGTCGCGTCACTCTCCCGTAGCCGGTCACACGATGACCCAGAGCTACTCACAGCGCGCCGGAACCTCGCTGCGGCGCGGCTCGAAGACTACGTAGCCAAGGTAGTCGCCGCCGCCCCGCCCCTCACGCCCGCGCAGATTGACAGGATAGCCGTCCTGCTCCGGCCAGCGGGTGATGCCTAATGGAGCAGGCACGAAAAAGCCGCCTGGCGGGCAACCAAGCGGCTATTCAAATCTCTGACGGAGACAGGCCCAGCATATCAGCGGCCACTGACAGAACAGCGGCGGCCGCGCTGGTAAACGGCGTGCATGTCGTCGTCGTGGAAACCACAGCCGGAAAATACCGCCGCCGCGTCTACTTCAACCTCCCCAGCGCCCAGCGAGCCGTAGACCGGGCCATCATGGCCGGGCACCCCGCGCACGTCATCCTCTGCCAACTGCAACCCGCTACAGGGGGCGCACAGTGAACGCCGACGAAATCGCCCAGGCAGTGCTCGAGCACCCCGTCGCCCGAGACGTGTTCATGGCCGGCTACCAGTCCGGCCTGATCCATGGCCGGGCCGAAGCCCAGCTAGACGACGAGCAACTGGCGGAGTTCGCCGCCCGGCTCGCCATCGCGCAGGTAGAAGTCCACGCCGACGCCCGCGAGACGGCGCGCCGGGCCCGGGAATTCATCGACGTATCCCTGGCTCGTGAAAAGCGCCGACTGGCCAATCTGAACAGCCCAGACAGCCGCACGAGCACCTGGGAGCCGGAACCGCCGCCGAAGTCCTTTGTGGAGGCCGTCAGGGAGCGCTACGGGGTGAACCAATGACCATCCCCGACTACTTCGCTGCTGAAGCCTTCGATCCTCTGGACTGGGCATCCTCACCCACCACCATCACCGAATGCCACCAGGTGTTTCACAAGTGGCTGGGGGCAGACTACGACACGGACGCGCTAAACGCCGTGCTCGCAGCCGTCGCCGTCGAGCAGCTCGACGGCGACCCGGTATGGCTACTCGTCATATCAGGATCCGGAAACGCGAAAACCGAGACCGTAGGGGCACTATCCGGTATCGGCGCTCACATCGTCTCCACCATCGCCAGCCAGGGCGCGCTGCTGTCCGGCACGTCACGGCGGGAACGCGAAAAGGAAGCAACCGGCGGGCTCCTACGAAAAATCGGGAACCGCGGCGTCATGGTCATCAAGGACGTGACAAGCATCCTCTCAATGTCCGGTGACCAGCGCGGCGAAGTGCTCGGCGCGCTGCGGGAAATCTACGACGGCCAATGGTCACGGAACGTCGGCACAGACGGCGGGCAAACCCTCGAATGGGAAGGCCGCCTAGTAGTCATCGGAGCCGTCACCACCGCATGGGACAAGGCACACACCGTCATCTCAGCAATGGGCGATCGTTTCGTGCTGGTACGCATGGACTCCACCAAAGGTCGGCAAGCGGCCGGGCGGCAAGCCATCGGGAACACCGGCCACGAAACGGCCATGCGGCAGGAGCTCGCCGCCGCGGTCTCATCCGTCATGGCGGGCATCGACCTGCAGTCCGTGGAAGTCACCCAGACTGAAACGGACGTGCTGCTCGACGCCGCCGACGTCGTAACCACCGCCCGGACAGCGGTAGAACGCGACTACCGCGGAGACGTCATCGACGCCCACGCCCCGGAAATGCCTACACGTTTCGCCAAGCAGCTCACCCAGATCGTCCGGGGTGCCGTCGCGCTCGGCATCGACAGGACAGCGGCGCTGCGTCTGGCGATCCGTTGCGCCAGGGACTCCATGCCGCCGCTGCGCCTCAAGATCATCGATGACGTTGCGGCCAACCCGGACAGCCCCACAAAGGACGTGAGGAAGCGGCTGGGGCTCCCCAGGGCAACCGTGGACCGCGAATTGCAGGCACTGAACATGCTGGGAGTGCTTAGTGTCGATGAGCGGGACGGCACCAACCCCGTAAACGGGAGAGACACAACCATCTGGCATTACACGCTCGCTGACGGCATCAACCCGGACGCGCTCAACCCCGCGCTAGCGGTGCCAGAAATTGCACCACCCGCTGTGGAAACCAAAAACACGGTGCCAGAAATTGCACCACCCACCCAACCCCTCGTAAAGGACGTGGAAACGTCACGCATACCTACTGCAGAATCTGGCACCGTATGCCGGCTCCATCCCGTCCCGAAACCGAACGTCTGCTTCACCTGTAACCAACTCACGAAGTCCTCTTGAGCTACAGCCTGCCGTCCCCACCCATCACCCAACCAACCAGAAAGACACACCATCAATGCCTAAGAACTTGGACGAGGCAGCCGCCGGCTTTCTCGACGCCGCCGCCCTCATCAACGCACACACCAACGACGACAGGGCAGGGCTAGCCAGGATGCTCGCCCGAATGACCCACGACGAACTCGCGGCCGCCATCATCGGCATCCTGGGCAGCTACGAGGTGGCCTCCCGACACACCGATGCCGCCACCGACGGCTGACCCACTGTGGCGGCGCAAGTGCTGTTAAGCTGAGTCTCAGAAGCAATCGCCAGACGGGGTGATTCCAGGCCAGCCGACGAGGCCCCCCAAGGGTAAGTCGGAAGGATCGAATCACAACGGGAGCGGAAGCTTCAGGCAAAGAATGGCCATCGGTACCCAACCCGCCCGCCACTCGCCGACCGGACGCAGCTCCGCCAGCCCTCAGCGGCCCGCGTAGAGCATCAGCCCCGGACGCAACCCACATTCACTCTGTGGCACGCCCGCACCCCGGCCCATTGCCACTCCCTCACCCCCCTGGAAGGGGAACCCAAAATGTCTAAGCTCAAGATGCTCCAAGACGCAGCCCACGCCGAAGCAAAAGCCGCACGCGACATCGCAGAGAAGGCCGACGCCGAGCGTCGCAATCTCACCGCCGACGAGCGCGCCAGGTTCGACGCCCACATGGAGAAAGGCCGCGGCCTGATCCCCCAGATCCAGCAGGCCAAAGCCGACGAGGAAGTAATCGCCGGCGCGAAGGCCCTCGCCGCAGGTATCGGCGCGCCCATCGGCTCCAGCCCCCGTGAAACCGGCCGCAAAGGCTGGGCACAGGCCACCGTGAAGTCACTCCGGGGCTCCATGACCGACAGCCGCGGGACCGGGATCAAGGCCCTCGTATCCGGTACCATCGGCGTTCCCAACCCCATCGAGGATGGCATCGCCACGATCGCGGCCGCACCTCGCACCATCCTTGACCTGCTCCGTGGCGACGTCCCCACCGGTGACGGTGACCCCTACCAGGCCGGCTCCTACAACTACCAGTCCATCGAGCAACTCACCAGCTCGCTGCTCGGCGGCGACGCGGGCGGTTCCAACACCTTCTCCTACCTCCGCCAGACCGTCCGCACCAACAACGCCGCCCCGGTAGCTGACAGCGCCGTGAAGCCGACGTCGATCTACACCGTCCAGGAAATCGAGGACCGCTACCGGGTCATCGCCCACCTGTCCGAAGCGATCCCGCAGCGCTACTTCCACGACGACAAGACCCTTGCGGACTTCCTCGCCTCCGAAATGGCCCTCGGCCTCGAATGGGAAGTCGAAGAGCAGGCACTGTCCGGCAGCGGCACGGGCGAAAACCTCACAGGGATCCTCTCGACCTCCGGTATCCAGACGCAGGCCTTTGCAACGGACCTGCTCACCACCACGCGGAAGGCGCTCACCAAACTGCAGGTACAGGGAATGGCGCCCACGGCATGGGCTGTCAACCCGGCCGACGCCGAGGCGTTCGACCTGCTCCGCGAGGGCACCGGCGACGGCGCGTTCCTCCTCGGCGGCCCAGGCACCGGCGCAGCCACCAGCCTGTGGACCATCCCCCGTGTCCCTTCCAACGCCGTCCCCGCAGGCACCGCCATCCTCGCCGACTGGACCCAGGCCAAACTCCAGGTACGCCAGGACGCCACCCTGCATATCGACACCAGCGGCGCCCTGTTCACCAAGAACGAGGTCATCTTCCGCATGGAAGGCAGGTTCGGCCTCGCCGTGAAGCGTCCGTCCGCGTTCGT